GTGCTTTACCTTCAAAAGCGTCTGCATGAAGTGTCCAGAAATCATTACCCCAATCTACAGCCTCTTCACAAGCTGAAGCTACCTTGTAAGCTATAATATCTGCGTCTATTAATAGTTTTAACATTGTTTCATCCTTGATTTAAATAATTTATACTTTGATTCCAACCTCTTATCGTACCCTACTTTAAGGCCGATCCTTTTTATACCGCTACAAATAGCATTGTGATCTCTCTCGTATAGTCTAGCCAACTCGCACACTCTGAATCCTTTGATCTCTTTAAGAATTTTCCAGATCATTTGCCTAGCTTCTACCATATTCTGTTGCCTCTTCTGCCTTCTAATATCTGGGTGCTTTATTCCAAATAAAATACAAGCACTCTCGTCAGCTAACTGCACATCCATATCATATATATATTTACTCATTGTTTTTTCCTTTCTGTTTTT